TTATTGACAATGCTACTAACAGAATTTGTCCGGCAGGATATATGGACGAAGAAGACGGTATGGATTACAATCCACCCGAAGGACAGAGAAAAGTATTAGTAGATTGCGAAGTAAATCCAATTATTTGCTCGTTAATGGAACAAGATCACGACGATGACGAACACGAAGTAACGACAGAAACATTACCAAATGGTGTAGAATATACTACATATGTAAATCCTCCACCTGATCATACTTATGAAAAATTTGATATCGAATGTAATAGCAATAACGAATTTATTAAAGTAGCAGGTAGTACTAAAGGCGGAGCACCGCATTATCCGTGGAAACAACCGCATGTTAAATGGCCACACTTGCGTAGACATAGATCATCACTGTTAGCATGGACTGACGATAAAACTAACTCAGATATGCCAGCATCTTTATTGGCTGAGTGGAATGAGTATCGCCAAGCATTGCGTGATATTCCTGTAGTTTATGGTGATAGTTTTGCTGTTGATATTACAGCAGGCGGTAGTAATTACGAAGTCGGTGATAAAATTAAATTTGCCGCAGGCGATTTAGAAGATTTTATTATTGCTGACGAACTTGTTGCTACAGTAAAAACAGTAGACGACGGCGCAATTACTGCATTAACGTTAAGCGGAAATCAAGCAATTAACGATGGCCAAGATATTGTAGTAGGAAGAGAAGCAAAAGATTTTGCTGATGTATCTTACACTTACGAAGCAGTTGCTGATGGTGCTAACGTAGGCACAGGTGCTACGTTTAGAGTACACAAATGTCAACGTTATGCGGCATGGAAAGTAGACACTCCTCGTTCACCTTGCGGTACTGCATAAGTCAGAATTAAACAAAATTAGCACCCGCTTACTTAAATATTTGCATGAGCAAAAAAGTTAGGTTTGCGGGCGCACAACTACCCGTTACACAAGAATTAGAAGAAAATAAAAAAGCGATTCTAAAAGCAATCGACTGGGCCGCATCAAATAATTGCGACTGGTTGCTTACTCCTGAAGGTTCACTATCAGGATATTTTCCAAACTTTGATTTAGTTCCAGCGAATGGAATGTCTGATATTGCTAAGGCAACATACGAAGTAGTTTCGTATGCAAACACAAAAGGCATGGGCATTGCACTAGGAACATTATGGGTTGACATTGAACATCGTGGCACAATTAGACGCAACCAAATACGCTATTATGATAAACAAGGCGAGTTATTAGGCGCAACAAACAAACAATATATTGTTGGTGGAGAAGATGCTCCACATCACAGTTGGGATCAAGTATTAGCAGATCCTCCAGGTACAACTAAAACACATTATCTCGACGAAGTACGCACTACAGGAATGATTTGTAATGATCTTTGGGGCAACGGTTTTAGATTCAATGCACCAAGTTTACCATTATTAGCAAGCATTCATCAAGTAGATCTTATCTTACACAGCACAAACGGAGATAGGGGAAATAGTCAAGACGGTATATGGATGGACTGGCATGAAGTTCATTTACGGATGATGAGTTTACAATATCAAATTCCTATTATTACTGTAGATAGTTGTTGTGACAAATTTGGAGAAAATAGGCATTTACCTACTAGCAGTCCAAGCGGTGTAGTAGTAAATGGCGAATGGGTTGTACAAGTACCTAGAACAGAGCAACAGCACTTTTATTGGGACTATGTCACACCTGAGCATAGTAACCCTCAACCGTAAATAAGTATTTGAAACAAAGGAATATAAAATAATGTCAAAACGAAATACAGCCTTTTTTATTAATGGCGGCGCCGGCAGAGTAGTATGCTCTATCCCTGCACTAGAAAAATATCACGAAGAAAACCCAGACGACGACTTCATTTTAGTATGCGAAGGCGGCACAGACTTTTTTAAAGGACACCCTGTATTAGATAAAAAAGCATACGATGTGTTTCATAAAAATTTGTTTGAAGATAAACTTAAAGATATGGAACTAGTAAGTCCTGAACCATATAGAGTATTTGAGTACTATAATCAACTAGCAAATCTATCACAGTGTTATGATATTGAAATTAATAACAAAGGTGTAAGAGATTTACAAAAGCCAACTATTAAATTAAGTACACAAGAATTAATGACTGGTAAAAAACTAGTTGATGAAGTTAAAGAAAAAACAGGCAAAAGTAAAGTAATTGTATTCCAACCATTTGGACGTGGAGTAATTCACGAAAATGGAATGATAGTTGATCCGAGTGGAAGAAGTTTTGAAGCCGAAAGTGTAATCAACATTGTCAACAAACTAAGTAAAAATTATGGCATTATTTTTATGAGTGAAATTGCTATTGAGTTTCAAAAACATGGTGTTAAACAACCTGTTGCTATTCCGCAAAATATCGATTTAAGATATTGGGCAGGGATTATTAGTCAAGCAGATCATTTCTTAGGTTGTGATAGTGTCGGTCAGCATATTGCATATGCGTTAGAACAAACTGCAACAGTTGTTGTTGGGTCAACATTTAAAGAAAATATTTCTTATCCTAAAGAACGTAAGCATCATATTTTAGACATGGGAGAAGGTGCAAGAGTATATTCTCCAATTCGCATTACAATGGACGAACATTCAGATAGATCCAATGAAGGTATTATGGTAATGAATAGTAAAATTGAAGATGTAATTGTAGAGTCTGTAAATAATATGGTTAAAAAAGGCAAGAATCCTGGTGAACCAAAAGAAAAAGCGTAGACTATTTGCCTTTGGTTGTAGTTTTACAATGTATGCATGGCCTACATATGCAGACATTCTAGGCGAGCATTTTGACGTTTACGAAAACTGGGCCTTTCCGGGACTAGGCAATCGTGCAATTGCTGAACGGGTTGCTGAATGTCATATTAAAAATAACTTCACTGAAGACGATGTAGTACTTGTACAATGGAGTACACATATTAGAAATGACTGGCATACATTTGAAAGTATGCAGTTTGATCCTAATAGTTACTTGCATGTATGGTTTAGAAATAATCATAATGTAGGGTGGAAAACTCAAGGAAGTATTTTTAATTCTAGTAATAGGCAGTACATATATGATAATCAGTGGGTTAGTACTTTCTGGGATGAGCATAGTTATGTAATGTATAATTTGAATGATATGATGCTAACACAAGGACTTCTTACTAGTACAAACTGTACTTGGAAAATGACTAGCATTGGAGATTTTAAAAAACTATGTACTGATATTCCAAATGCACACGATGAAAATATTTCTGATCACGATGATATTTTTAAAAGCAAACCTGAATTTGAAATTTATAAAAATGTGTTAGAACATGAAAATTGGTTAACTCCTATTGGAACATATAGTTGGGCAAACAGTAATGACAGTTACGAGTTTGAAAGCGATCAAGGATCATGGTTAGAAGTGCATCCTAGTCATAAGCAACATTTAGATTATGCAGAAAATGTTGTAAATTTAAAAATTGATCTTAGTAATTATAAAGTATCTGTAAGTGATGTTATTGAAAAAATTAAGATAAAAGAGTCTAATTTTTTAACTTTTCAAGAAGAAGTTTGTACAGCAGTAAATCATCAACCTGTTTATAGGGGGTTTTAATGAGCAGATTATTCACATTTGGTTGTAGTTTTACAATGTATGCATGGCCCACGTATGCAGACTTTTTTGGTTATGAATTTAATTCTTATGAAAACTGGGGATTTCCAGGATTAGGAAATCGTGCAATAGCACAACGAGTTGCTGAATGTCATGCACGGAACAACTTTACTAAAGACGATGTAGTACTTGTACAATGGAGTACAAACACTCGAAATGATTGGCATACTTTTAAATCAGCACACTTTGATCAAAGTCGCGGCGATCCAATTCGGAATACAGATAATACTGGTTGGAAAACCAAGGGCAGTATATTCAATTATATGAATAGAGAAATTTGTTATAGTGACAATTGGATTAATACGTTTTGGGACGAAGACAGTTATTTTATGCATGGCCAAAACAACATTATTTTAACGCAAGGACTACTTGAAAGTATCGGATGTCAGTATAGAATGTTATCAATCGGAGACATGAATAAGTTAGGCACAGATATGCCCGATACTCCTGGATTCGGAGAAACAACACACAAAAGTAGTGACATATATGTTGACAATCCAAAATTAAAAGTATATAATAATATAGATAAGTCTAAATGGTTAGAACCATTAGGATTATTTGCTTGGCGTAATACAGATAAAATTTATAAATTTGTAGACCCGACGTCTAAAAAAGAATGGACAGAACTACATCCTAGTCATTGGCACCATTTTGACTATCTTAATGAAGTTGTCCGTCCAAGTTTAGGCATCACTAGCAAAAATAACGATAAACAATATAGTATAATGAAAAAACTTAATAAACTAAAAGAGTCATATAGTGATCTTATCGGATTTGAAGAACACATTTTAGACGAAATAGTCGATTATAAACATATAGGATATGTAGGATTTTAATATGAAAAAACCACCAGTTTGGATTGCCGGGATTGCTAGAGGACACAACGGCGGCGTGTGTCTTTTAAAAGACGGAGAAGTAGTTTTCTCCATTGAAGAAGAAAGACTAAGCCGACATAAGTACGACGGCGGACCGTTTGCATCAATGGTTAAGATTCTCGATTACACTGATAAGTTAGATTATCTAGTCGTAGCACATACACAAAGTTTAAATGAAACAGCAGGTAAAGTTGACTTTACTGGGGACGATGTGTATACCGGACTTGCACGTAAATTAGGATTAATTGACAGAGATGCTAAACTATTGCCGAATCATCCTCAAGTAATTGACTATAGTTATTTCCATCATAAACTTCATGCGGCATTAAGTTTTTATAATTCTGGATTTGACGATGCTGTAGCACTTATTGTTGACGGTGCTGGAACATTCTTTGATGCACAGTTAAACGGAGAATACGAGCCTGCAACTACATTGTGGGAAACAGAAAGTATTATTGATTGCGGATATCCAGGAAATTTTAAAACTGTTTATAAGCATCTAGGCACTAGAGGACCGTTAGTAGGCGGCGAGTTTCAAAACTTTGATGGCGGATTCTTTGGCGAAGAAGGCAATACTATTCCACAGGTTGTTATCAGTGAAACAGCAGGTATTGTAAAAACATATGAAGCAGTAACAGACTATTGCGGTTTTAGTTTTATTGAAGCAGGTAAAACTATGGGACTATTCCCTTATGGCGAAAAGGACGATTCGTATCCGCAATTGTTTACAGATAATCAAACAAGCGCATTATCAAATAGAAACGTAATTATTCCTACATATCCAAACGGTGCGCATGTTAATCGTAACTATTTCGAACAGTTAAGAGATCTTCAAGGCCAAAGTGAAGATGTTACAACTTTAGAAAATAGACGCAAGATGGCATATGCATGTCAAACACAAACTCAAGAACAAGTCCTTAAATTAATTTTTAAAGCAGTTGAAATGACTGGTAAAAAGAAAGTAGTAATCAGCGGAGGATACGGATTAAACTGTGTTGCAAACTATTACTATTTAGAACAACTTAAAGGTACTGGTATTGAAATCTATGTAGAACCAGTTTCAAATGATGCCGGTACTGCTATGGGCGCGGCATTCTTACAGCATCGATTGATCACTGAGGATTGTACTGTACTTCCACAAAAAGAAACATTATATAGCGGACCATCATACTGTTATACTAATGACGAAATTACTAAAACAGTAGAGAAGTACGAAGCCGAAGTTACTGATGCAACACACAATGATGTAGTTGAACTAATGGCATCTCGAAATATTGTATCAATTTTTCAAGGCCAATCAGAAAATGGTCCACGTGCATTGGGCAATAGAAGTTTTATGTATGATCCAACAGATCCAAACGGCAAAGATCATGTTAACGAAGTAAAACGTAGAGAATACTTCCGTCCATTTGCAGGTAGTATTTTAGAAGAAGATGTGCATGAGTGGTTTGATTTGAGAGGAATGAAATCGTCTCCTACAATGATGTATGCAGTGCGCTGTCAACCAGGCATTGAAGAAAAGATTCCTAGTATTATTCACGTAGACGGTTCATGTCGTATTCAGACAGTTAACCAAGAGCAAAACAAACACTACTATGATCTTATTAAAGCATTTAAAGATAAAACAGGTATTCCTATGGTATTTAATACTAGTTTTAATTTAGGTGGGGATCCTTTAGTAGAAACATTAGATGATGCAGTAAAAACACTCGCTAAGAGTGATGTAGAATACTTATATTTGCCAGAATACTCAAAACTGATTACTGTTAAAAATTAAATCCTCTTAGGCGATAAATACTACAAAGAGGACTAAGATGTTTAATATTGCGAAATTCTTTGGCAAAGGTTTAAAGAACACTGTTTTAATGAAAAACGGTGCTAACCTAAGTTATAATGGACCCTGGAAAAAAATAACAGAAGATACTGTTGTTGATCGTTGGCTTGTAGGCGATTTTTGTGCCGCAGAGTATACAATGGTTGCAGACCTTGGAACATTCCAAAAAGAAATTATTAAATGTTTAGTAGTAGCAGGACCTAGTACTGCTGAATTAACAGTTTACGGTAGATCAAATTTAGGAAATGAAATTATTGATTTGTCGGCTACAGTTAATGACAGTTATGTAAATATTATTGCTAATGCTAAACCGCTTGATGATTCTGCACCAGGACGTGGTGCAAAAATTGTTTTCAGTGCTAATTATTTCCAAACTCAAAACGTTTTAGTACCAGCATAAATATGTGTAATTGGAGCATTAGATGGCAGTAACGTACAACCCGTTTGAATCACAACATGGATTTAAAAGTCCTGGCTTTGCTGTAGATGATGCAGGAAACGTTACCGTACGAAGCCTGTCCTACATTGAAGAAGAACAAGTTACAATTGAAGGTAGACTATATTTTAATGAATTAGGCGCAGGTGAACAGGCAGTTTTTACACAAGATGGTATATTTGTTTCTGATACTGATACACTAGCACCTAACCCAACTTTAAGATTAACAAGAGGCGAAACTTATTCTATTAATTTAAATAGTTTCAACTTTTTAACATGGAACTTTTGGATTGAGGATGAAACCGGAAACTCAACTACGCTAATTGAAGGAACTCCAGTTGTATTATACTCTGAAGGTGTAAGTTACAAACTAACAGATGCCGGAGATGTTTTGGCCGAGGGAGAAGCGGCTCAAGGTAAAACAGTTGGAATTATCTTTATTGATCTAGATGCGTTAGCACCAACACAATTATGGTATGGTACAGGTGACGCTTCTGTTGTTGGTAGTATTGTAACTGCGGATCCAACAATTACTGGTGTTGGTAGTTTTAGTAGTTTAAATGTTATTGGTGATGCTACATTGCGAGGCCAAGATGCTGAAATTGTCCTTTCACCAACAGGCGCTTACGGCACGGTGACTATTAATCCAGCAGGCGCTGGTACATTAAGTAATATGTATGTAAATGCACTTACATTATCAGTTAGTGACACTACTACAATTACACCGGACGATCGAAACGTTACTATATCTCCAACAGGTACTGGAACATTAATAATTGACTCAGGACTATCAGGGTCAATTGATAATCTTACAATAGGACAAAGCACTCCACAAGACGCTTCGTTCTTAGCATTGAATGCTGAAAATGGGTTAAATAGTACAGTGATAGGAAACACCGTTCCAGAGGCGGCAACCTTTACGCAAGCAACAGGAAAAAATGCACCAGTGACTAGTCAACATTTAACTAACAAACAATATGTGGATAATACAGCAACAGCACTTGCTATTGCATTAGGAGTATAAGGACAGATGGCAAAAAGAAAAATTAATGATTATATTTTCCACACAGGTATTAACTATAGTGGAAACTATAGAAAAAATGCATATTGGCTTGTAGAAAATAACGTAGAATTTATTGTAGACGAGGTACGTGCTTATATTAATGTAAACATTAATAAAGGTGCACAGCATACTCCCACAACTGCAACTTATTCACCAACAACCGGCGACTTAGTTATTGAAATTATTGATCATCCCTACTTACCCGGTGATCAATTAATAATTGACGAACAAGCATTAGTATTTGCTCCAACTATACCTAATACTAGTTTTCCAGTTTTAATTACTTCAACTACTGATGACACAGTTACAGTTAATATCGGAATATCAACTGATACCTCAACTCGTGTATTTGCTTCAGCAGTTAACGACGGAGTAAGAAGTGTATTTTACAATTATGTTAATGACAGCAATGACAAGTGCGAAAGAGATATGCGCTATAACATCATTGGCGGCGATCCGAAAAATCCTGTTCAAGATCAAAAAGGCGGGCTGTTGCATGATTTAAGATATAACGGCAACGAGCAGGCACGATATCTTGCTTCAACATATTGGGACGGAGCAATCCCACAAATCGACGGGGATCGAAATCCAGAATATGCGGCTAAAGCATTTTGTGCATGGCTAATTAATGAATATATTTTAACAAATACTGCATGGACTAGTAATCAAGCGCCTGCAGTGACCACACAAGTAATTAATTCAGAATATATTGCTGAAACTAACTCATCGGCACAAGTAGATAAAGTTCTTACAAATACTATTGGAGCAGTTATTCTTAACGGATTAGATGCAATGCCTGATTTTCACCGTGCTGAGATTAGTAGAGCAATTTTCCCTACAAAGGTAACACAAGACAATTTATTATTAATTACTGATACTTCAAATAATACAGTACTATTTAATTTTAGTGACCCAAGTAAAGGTGCAGATGTAAAGTATACATACGAGTCAATAGAATTTACTCCAACGTTTTTTTACTTCCAAAAGTTTCTTGAAACTACTGATACTATTACACAAGTATTGTTTGAAACAGATACAACTAATGAAGAATATTTAGAAAGTTCTAGAAACATTATTGCTAGAAACAAAGAATTTCTTAAAGACGAAGTACGTGCATGGATTGCAGATCAAGTAGAAAATGCAGACGTAGGAAGTATTTGGGACGGATATACATATAATGGTCCAAAATGTGAAAGAGACACAGGATACAATATTGATTCAATGATTGCAGATATGCAGTACGGCGGCAATGCACATACTGTTGATACTGCAAAAGCATATTGGAAAGGCCCAACTCCACAAATTGACGGAACTAGGGAACAAGAAATTGCGGCAAAAAACTTCTTGCGAGATCTAATCAATAATTATATTTTAACTAAAGCAGTATATCCAACTAAGCAACAATCACCAGTTGAAACTACACAATACTTTTTAGGAGGTGATGCTGATTTAGGAACTGCAACACGGGTAACAGAATTAGTTGCAATTATTACAACAGTTATTGAAAACGGTTTATCATTCTTACCAGTTAAAGACGAGCCTAAGATTTGGTCCGAAAATGATACTTTACAAATTTTTGTTGATCAAGGTGATTTAAAAGTTAGACCTTATGATTTTGGTACTGATGCAATTGAACGTCAGCGTGTTGCAAATGCAGTATCAATGCTTGATGCTGACTTTGAGTACGGACTACAGCCTACTAAGTGGCAGGCGATTGGTACTATGCGGGGATATCCTTCAACTTATGAAGTTCCAGGAACGGATACAACAGTTAGTAAAGTATTAACTGATGCATCGGCTGGCAGTGACGGCATTGGTCAATCATTAATTACTGTAGAAACAGTTGGACCGCATGGCGTTACCGCAGGTAATCCAATTACAATCCGCGGGCTCGACGGTAGTGTTCAAGGCAACGGTCGTGCAGAAGGTACATTTATTGTAAACACTGTTGTCGATAACAGTACATTTACATACTATGCTAAAGCAAAAGTTGGAGTATCAGCAAATACAACTTTAGAAACATTTTATACAATTTTAAGACAAGCGGCTTTTTATACAGGAGCGGCAATACAAGGTGATACACCAACATTTGATGTTACTACACAAGGTTCAAACGGATCATTTAGTCTTTCACTGGGTGTTGAAACTGGTGAAAATAGATTACCGATCCAAGGAACTCCTCCAGAGTTAGGTGCTCCGTTACAAGAACCCGGCGGAGAAATTCCTTTAGGTTCTCAGGTAACAGGTACTACAGGCGATGGCGGAATTATTGGAACTCCGGTATTAGTACAAGACGTTGCACAAGGGTCGTTTTCGGTAACAGTTGAGGATGCTTCATCAGTAATAGTTGGCGCGGCACTTGATCGTGGAGACGGTACGGCGGCATTTGTAACTAACGTTACTGGTAATGATTTAACATTAAGTACAGCAACTTCAAGAATATTGGTAGGTAACAGAGTTGAGTATACTGGTTTAACAGGAGAAAACGATTCGTCAATTGGTAACGGTGCAACATTTGATGTTACTAGAACTGCTGGTGTATATACTGTTGACATTAATCAAACAGGCCAAGACTTTAAAGTAGGTGATAACATTGTCATAAGCGGCGGAAGTCTAGGCGGCGTAGACGGAGTTAATGATTTAAGAATTATTGTTGATACTATTATTAGCGGCGGCGAAATTGATGAATTTTCGTTCTCAGGAACAGGGTTTGACGGTGAAGGGTCATTCTTTGGAGTTAATGGAACTACTAGCGGTGGTCTTGGTACTGATCCTGTTTTTGATATTACATATACTAATAATGTTTACACTGCGTCAGTTACATCTCCAGATACTTCATCAGGGTATGTTGTTGGAGACCAAATTGTAATTGACGGCTTTGATCTAGGAGGCCAGAGTGTAACTAATGATGCTACGTTGAGTGTTACAGCAGTTGGTGCAGGCGGGTCAATTACAAGTGTTGATGCAACAGGAACAGCAGTTGACGCAGATGTAAGTTATCCGTCTCCAGCATATACTTCGACAACAGTTTCAGGTAGCGGGTTTGATCTTAATGTCCAAAGAATCGGAACAGACTATACAGTAAACGTAACAAGCGGTGGTACTGGCTACTTGGCAGCAGAAACGTTTACAATTTTAGGATCAGAACTGGGCGGTGCCGACGGTACTAACAACCTAACTATAACAATTTCATCAGTTGATGTTAACGGTGCAGTAACAGGCACAACAGAAGCAGGCACAGCAGTTAACACTAGATCTTATCCTGAAGTTACTAATGGTACTAACTTAATTGGTAGCGGAGCAACATTCCAAATTGATTTATCCGGCGGCGCATATACTATTACTTCTGAAAGTGCAGGACAAAATTATGGTCCAGATCAGACTATTAGCATATCAGGAACTGACCTTAGTGGTGCAACACCGGCCAACGATGTTGTAATTACTATTACAAGTGTCCAAGCAGAAGACGGCGGAATCAGCGGCTTTACCTTTACTGGTACTGGTGCTACAGGATCCGGAACATATAATGAGCAAATAGGTAACAACGATCCTAACGCAGGATCAAATGCAACATTTAATGTAACTAGGGATGGCGGAGCATACACAATTGTTTTTGCATCAGATACTGGTACAGCCTATAAAGTAGGTGACAGAATTGTAATACCAGGTGATCAACTAGGTGGAGATACACCAACAAACGACTTAACATTACGTTGTACAGTTGAATCAACCGAAGGAGAGTTTTTAGGTATTGATATAAGTGGTACAGCAGTAACTGGCGAAACACTTGACTTATATAGTTCTGTAACAATGACTGAACAAACAACTGGTCCAATAGAACAGGCTACTGTGGTTACATATGAAGCGTTAGCAAGTATTAGAGTTACATTCCAAACACCGCATGGTTTAGTACCAGGAGATTCGTTTGCAATTACTATTGCATCAGATGACGGCAACAATGATCATAACTTAGCGGCAGGTCCGTTTAGTGCAACAGCAGTTCCAAGTCTTACACAACTAGAATACCAGTGTAGAGCACCAGGAACTATTGATACAGCAGGCGACGGTAGTCCGGGAGACGACCCGGTGATTGGTAACGTGTATCCAAGGCCAGACTCATTCTTTATTCATAGACCATATGACGGTGGTGTGCAGTTAGGTACAGGCGGTCCGCAACATGGTGCGCAAGCAATTCGTCAAAGTAAAAAGTACATTCGTTACCAGTCAGGTAAGGGTATTATGTATACAACTGGTGCGCTATTTGCACCAAGTTATAATATTTTAGATATTACAGCAGATGGTACTGCGGTTGGCAGTATTATCACAGTTGAAACCGACGAAACAGAACATGGTTTACAAGTTGGTGGTATTATTAAACTAATCGGTGTGTCAACAGTTGGATATAACGATGAATATACTGTATCAGCAATTAATAACGAAAACGTATTTGAAATAGTTGCAAAAAATGCATTAGGATCTACTACACCTGAGTTAACATCAGAGTGTCAAGTATCACTTAAAACGTTCCACGGTGCAACTGTGCGCTCGGGTGCGTTTGATGATCAAAACGGTATCTTCTTTGAGTATGATGGTACGCAGTTTAGTGCAGTACAAAGAACTGCTACGTTACAGTTAGCCGGAGTTGTTGGTATTAACGTTGATTCAAATACATGTACAGGTACTGGAACACGATTTAGAGAGCAATTAAAAGCAGGTGATAGAATTGTTCTTAAGGGCATGACCCACGTTGTATCACAGGTTGTTGACAATACAACAATGTATCTAACACCTGACTTCCGTGGAGTAACTGATGTTAGAGCAAGTAAAATTTGTTTAGTTAGAGATAAGAAAACTGAGCAAAAAGATTTTAACCGAGATAGAATGGATGGAACAGGTCCAAGCGGTTATAACATGGACATATCAAAAATGCAGATGGTAGGAATTCAGTATTCATGGTATGGTGCTGGTTTTATTGACTATATGCTACGTGGTGCCGATGGTAACTTTGTGTTCTGTCACAGAATGCGTAACTCAAACATTAATACAGAAGCGTTTATGCGTACTGGTAACATGCCTGTGCGTTACGAAATTACAAACGAAGGTCCTAACGATAAATTAGCAAGTGATATTACAAGTACACAAACTATTATTCCGTTACAAGATGCATCTTTCTTCCCACCCGAAGGCGGGATTGTATATATTGATGCTGAAATGATTCGATTTACCGGAGTTGATGGTAAAAACTTAACAGGTATTACACGTTCAGCAAGTATGACCAACTTTGCTTCAGGCGCTACTAGAACATACACAGGCGGCCCAGCAACAGAGCATACACGGAACACTGGTGTAGTACTAGTAAGTAATACTGCTTCACCAAATATTTCACACTGGGGTTCAGCGTTTATTACAGACGGCGGCTTTGATTCAGATCGTGGTTACTTGTTCTCATATAAATCCACAGGTGTTGAAATTTCAACAACTAGAAACACTTCCTTCCTATTAAGACTTGCACCTAGTGTTAGTAATGCACTTGTTGGAGACTTAGGCGAAAGAGAACTACTAAACAGAGCGCAGTTACTACTTGAAGGTCTTGAAATTACAACAGATCAACCAGTAGATGCAGATACCGGCGGTATTGTTATTGAAGGTATTCTTAACCCGCAAAACTATCCACTTAATCCAAGCGATGTTGGTTGGCAGGGACTATCAGGACTGGCACAAGGTGGACAGCCGAGTTTTGCACAGATTGCTCCGGGAGGTTCGGTTAACTGGAACTCAGGTGCAACAACAGTCACAACAGCAGTTACTACTCAGGCGGCATTAACCGCAACATGTACAGCAGTTGATAGAGGATATCGAAGTGGTAATACCAATTGGGATAATACATTAGATAATTCAAGAAACTACTTCTTTGTACAAAACAGTTTTTACCTAGCAAATCAAGCATTGTTTGAAATTGGTCTTGAAGTACAAAGTCAATCAGGGAATTACTTCCCTGTAGGAACTACAATTACTGATATTTCATCATATACATATGGTTCAAGAAGTTTAGGAAGTTTAAGACTTATCTTTACTAGTGCTAGACCAAATACTGACATTGTAAACTCAAATGTAACTATTGTTCTTACTAAGAAGTTTAAAGATGCACCAACTAACAATATCTTCTTTGAAAAAGCAGGATATGATTCAGCAGGTGTTATTCAAGGTACTACTGTTAGTGATTCAAGATTCCCAGCAGGTACAGCGGTATCATCAGTTAGATTAGAAACATACGGTGGAACAGAATATTATGATGTGACGTTTAACCAAACATCTAATGCTACTGCTATTACCGCAGGTTCAACACAAATCACGTTTGACTTTACACAACCACCGTTTGCTCAGCCAGGCGAAACTATCTTTTCGTTTATTGCGCAACCTGGAGAAAGGTCGACATTGGATCTGTCATTCATTAAAGAATTAACTAATACTACACTAGGTGGTAGAGGAACATTCCCGAATGGACCAGACGTACTAGCAATTAACGTGTATAAAACATCAGGTGCTGATATTGACGGTAACGTTATTGTACGTTGGTCAGAAGCGCAAGCCTAAGGCATTGTTGGCGGCGGAGAATTTTTCCTAATTACGTCTTTTTGACTGTCACCGGGGATAATACGGTAGTTGTCTTCAACTGAGTCAGCAGTACTTACTTCACTGATACTACTATTGGCTTCGAGACAGGTTAATTGGTGCGGTTGTAATGGAGGATTGTGCCAAACATCTCCAGGTTTAAGTTCTTTACTGTAAAGCATAGCATCTTTAGTGTCAATCCACTTAACTTCAAAGCGTCCTGCGTTAACAAACCAGGTTTCGTCTTTCTCTTTATGGAAATGCATGGAAAATTTTGCTCCTGCTTTTTCAAATACCATAAGTTTACCGCAGTATAAGTCATTAGTTGCCCAAATTAACTCATATCCCCAACCTTTATCTACTTTTCCTTCAAGTCGATTCATTTTTTACTCCATTTATCTCTAAATTTTTTATATGCGCCTTTAAATTTGCTTTGAAATATCATATTACTGACAAAACTCGCACGATACTTGTCTTCGTCTTCGTCTTGTACAGTAGTTTCGAGGTCTGCAAGTTTAATAGGTACATACATTGCTAAAGGTGTGCCTTTTTCTATTAAAAACTCACCTTCTTTTTTAATTAGTAGTTGCTGATTAATCTGGTGACTCCATTCGGTGTGAGTTACCCCTGGCATGCATTCAAAATATTCATTAAAATCATAAAACATTGGTAATTGCATCATTGCCCAGCCTGGACTTGTACGTACACGCCACGGACAATCGGTTTTTGCAACACATAAAAACTTATCTTTAGCACTTTCAGGCAAATAATCTTTAAATTGGTTATTGTAGTGTAGACTCATAGTAAAATCTTCATTACTTGAATGCCATGCTATATCATCTTTAGTAACTTTTAAGTGAAAATCGCACCACATAGTTACAACATAAGCATTTTTATAGTAATCGACAAATCCGGGGCAATTTTTTAATGTACCCTTGTCACGAAAACTGTCTTCTTGCAAAAACTGTGGCATATTTTTAAACCAGGGAGGCAAAAATTTGGTAGCAGTTTGTACAGGTTCGACTTTAGTTAATCCTGGTACAACACTCCACCACTCGACTTTGCAATTATCCTTGGTCATTAATCCATTCCTCGGGCCTAATAAACGTATGATCGATAGTAGACAGTGTTTTAGACATGTTGGCACATGTATATTCTTGGTATTGGCCTTTTAACTTGTCAGGCATTGGAATTTCAACAACTTCGGCATTATACTTTTTAGCAATAGTATCAGCAATCGACTTAAAAGACCTTGCAACACCGGTACCTACATTGAAAATACCGTTTATGTCCATTTCCAACATTTTCTCATGTACTAAGCACACATCTTGTACACTAACAAAATCACGTAGATAAGCATCGCTGTTCTCAAACAGATAAATTTTACCAGTTTCTTTTGCCTGTTTAGTAAATTTAGTTACTGGGCTTGCTTGATCGCCTTTATGATCTTCAAAATTACCATATACATTGAAATATCGAAATCCTTGGATGTTGATTTTGAAGTCATCTTGGTATTCTTTAACCCATCTATCAATAAGATACTTACTCCAAGCATAAGGGCTTTGTGGACTGCACATAGATTCTTCAGTAAACCCGTTAGTTCCTTGACCGTACACGCTTGCTGAACTAGCATACTGTATACTAGTACCCATCATATCACAAATTTCTATAAGTTTCATGGTATACTCATAGTTTTGCTTCATAACCTTTTCGATATCTGTTTCAGTTGTTGAACTTATTGCTCCTAGATGAATAACTTTATCATATTGTTGAGCATCTGGAAATTTATTCTCTTGCCATTCCCATCCTTCAACGTCATGTCCTTTGTACTGCAAATAAGATGCGAGATTCTTTCCAATAAATCCTTCGTGTCCTGTTACTAATATTCTCATTGTTTAATTTTTTCTATAATCATTGATGTAGAATTACCTTCTACAGTAGGAAAAAGTTCGACAGGGTATAAGTCATGCCCAACTACTGTTTCTATTGTATAGTCTCCGCCTTTAATGAGCAAGTCAGGATTTACTCGTTTCATAAGTTCTAACGGAGTGTCTTCGTTGAAGATTATTACATCGTCAACCCAGGGTAATAATTTTAAATTTATCTGCCGTTGCAGTTGATCGTTAATTGGCCGGCTTTCGCCTTTTAGTCGCTTAGTACTAGCATCACTATTAATGCCTACTACGAGTTTATTTCCTTTTGATTTTGCAAATTTTAGTAATTGAAAATGTCCTTCGTGTAAGATGTCAAATACACCGTTAGTAAAGACTACAGTTTCCTCTATGTCTTGTTGTGTCAGTATATACGTACCAGAATGTTTTACACTTTTGGTTGAGCCTTTAATAGCAATTTCTAAACACTTTTGAAAATTATACTCTTTAGTTAATCCGTATACAAACCCAGCCATAAAGCAATCACCTGCGCCTGTAACATCAGTTACTTCTAAGTTATCAACAGGTACTTCAAATACATTATCGTCTATTTTTGCAATTACATTGTTACCTGCATTAGTTGTGATAATGTTGCTTTGCCAATGGATAAACCCAAAGTCGCTAAACTCTTTATGATTAGGCTTTACTAGCCATGCACCTTCATATTGTGTAGCATGTTCTTTTGGATCTACAATAACTTTACAGCCGAATGTATTAAGATGCTCGATAATTTTTAATGATTGATCTAAAACACCTTTGTTATAATCGCTTAGAATAACATATGAATAGGCTGAAAAATTCATGCGTTGTATTCGTTCAAGAATTTCAACACCGTCAGCATAAACATCATTATCAATACGAGTAACATAATGTCCGTCGCACATAACTCGAGTTTTAACACTGTTATTACCTTGATAGTTAAACAGTTCAACATCAACACCTAGGCTTTTAAGATTTTCGTATACAAGTCCAGCGCCACCTAACGATTCTTCAGTGCGTTTTTGACTAACTACTGGCACTGGAGCCTCTGGACTTAGCCGAGTGCTTGTACCGTATATATATTTGTCGATAATTATATCGCCGATAACTAATATTTTCATTTCTAATTCTCTAATAGATTAATAACTTCAAATACTGCTTCAAGTTTAGTAACATTAGTTTTGTTTTGTAATGTATTACGCAAACCTTGGTGAATCGGCTTTGGCCATTTACTAAAACTAGCCCACGCATATCCGTCATGTTCGTTATTTAAATTTGGAATAAATTCTTCTTTTACAACTGTAAGGTATGTATGAAAATTAAACTTTTCATCAGTGCTAACAAATGTTTCTAATGGAATTGTTTTTAAGATTTCAGGCTGAAATCCTAGTTCTTCCTGAATCTCTCTCTGAAGTATATTAATAGGGCTTTCACCAGTGTTTCCTTTACCACCAACAAGTCCCCAAACATTGTTTTGTTTTGATTGTGTACGGTGTAAGAATAAGAAACGTTTGGTATTTAGTGCGTAAAATAATGCACCACTACAGGATATCTTCTGGCTCATACATATAGTTATTTAAAACTGTATGCGCCACGTTCCGTTTCGATATTCGCCTTCGAATGATAATATCCATTCTGATCCAGTCCATTTGTACTGAATTCCGGTATTTAAGTTAGTAGTGTATTTGATATTTTCTTCAGTACTAGCATCAAACAGAATATTCCACTCTGTGCCAGTCCATTCAATAATATCGTTTGCACTTGCTACAAAGTCTGAATTATCTGTGTTCTTCCAAGCATCAGCACCGTCTGCATTATCCGCATCGCCAATTCTTTCTAGTAGTAATATTCTTGCACCCGGCGATTTGATGTTTGTTGGATTAGTTTTAGTTGGATCGATAATATAATCAATCTTATTTCGATCTCCTGTGCTTCCTGTTATAACAGTATCACTAGGAATGGTGTCAGAATCCCAAGTAATTGATAATTTTGTACCGTCATTTGGATTAATTGCAACTGACCCGTTAATACTTTGACTTAAATCTTGTCTAGTTAATTGTAGTTGGCTAACTCCAGCAGTAAATTCTCCAGGTAGTGCTTCTAAATATCCGTCCCATAGTGTTGTTCCAACTACGCCCTTGCTAATTAGTTGTGCTTCGTTGCCCATTACTAATAGATCGTAGTTTTTGTGTCCAGTTACTTGAAGAGCATCGGCATCATTTCGTTCTCCAACACCTTCGCCGTCTTGTTGATACACAGTGTCATTACTATAACGTTTAAATTCCGGTGTTGATTGTCCTAAATCAATACTTCCAGTTTCTTCGTTAAAAATACTCATAATTACATTAGTAATAACACCAAGTTTTTTAACTTTTGCTGGCGGACTAATATAGATGGGTGTAGTAAATTGTAAAGTTCCTACATCGATTTCGGTTTCTGCACCTGCTGGAATACTTCGACTACTCCATGTTACTCCGTCAAGGTTAACAACGCTTAAACTTGTCCAGTCTACGTAGTTGTCTGTAGTTTGTATTTCTAAACTTGGATTAAACAGCATTAATATCTGTTCCATAATTTGTAATTTTTGATCAGTATTAGTCGACCATATGTCTGCACTTACACTTAATGTATAAGGAGTTGGCATTAGCCTCTCAACTGTTACATTCTTACCTTGTGTATTTAAATATTCCTGACCGTCTGAATCCCATGCACGTTCTCTAAGATGCACTTTACTAACATGCGTAGCATCGGCTAATCTGTCACGATCTAATTCTAGTCCTGTCATGTATAATGCAATTCGAGGCGCACTTGGAACTTTATTCTCTGAATTATCTCGTAAGATGTGACCAACTTGACGTGTAATATCTCCGTACATAACTGGAATTTGCGTTAGTGTACCGTCGCCGTTTTTATAAGAAAAATTACTCATCAATCTAATCATTTGAGTAATATATCTTCTTATCTGTCCGTCATAAAAATGTTGAGCCATTAGTTATCCGCCTGCGGTTTAAGTGCTTGACTTAAACTTTGTCTTTGTTGGACAGTTTCGTCAGCAATTTCACTTGTTTGTGTGTTATTGATAAATCCAGTTTTATAAGTTGTTCTATCATCTGTGTTTGACAGTGCCATGCGTACTGAATCTTCCATTTTAATCCATCTTTGTCCGTCAAATCTAAATAATCTATTTGGCATAAAATCAGTTCTTAAGAAATAATCACCTCGTACAGTTTCTAACGGAAATGAAGCACCAAATCCGAACTGTTCACCGTTGGGCGGAATACCGTCTCCAATTAAGTACCCTTGATAACCAGTTGCTGTAGGAGTTTCATTTACTCTACTAGCATCAAGTGCTCCACTGTCAATGCTCGCATCAATAAGTGTTTCGTCTGCACCAACAAGTTCAGGATTGCCTTCTGCGTCGACTTGAAGTGTGTAGAATGGAGTTGTATCGTATCCGCTCTTAGGAGCATCTTCCTCTGCCTGGGCAAGGATGGCGTCATTAACCTGCATCTCTGACTCGTATGTAGAAAGTACATTGCGTAATGTTTGTGATGAACCTTCTTCTGCTGGTAAGTCTAGTATTTCTTTAAATTCTTGCGAGTCAACAATCTGTTTTAATTTGACTCTGTATAGGTGTGGGTACCAAGTTTGTGTAAATCCTTCAGCGGCTCTATTAACATCTTCTACAACATAGAAACGTTTTAGTGCAACACTATAATCATTAAGAGCATGGTCGTCTTTTAAATGAGGCAACTCAAATACATCCCCGGGCATAACTTTTCGACCTAAAGTTTTAACACTATAATTAATTGGAATAGTCATAAACAAAGTGTCGTTAGTTAAGAATAATCCAAACTGACTCATATCAAAGTCGTTATCTTGTACGCTGTAAATGCCACGCATTGTATAAATGTCTGGATCGTACTTGCGATCTCTGTTTTCCATAAACAGCATATCTTGAATATTTGTTTCTTTAACAGCGTCATAATGAGGCTGTGACGGAGTAGCATCTGCTTCCTCTGGATTCTTTGGTCCTAGATACTTGTGTACAAACACATCAGTTCCTCCCACTGTAAACATCTCTGTTATAGTGTTATCAAGAAACTGATAGTCGTTACCCTTTTGCGGTTTATATAAACTTATTCTCGGCATAGTACTTGTATTTATCGACACGGAGACCATTCGCATAAATACAATTGGAGACTAAAACATTATGGCAACACAAAAACAAGATATTTTTGATTATGTAAACGCAATGCTAGGCGGCGGGATGGTTGATGTTGAACTTGACCCAATCCATTACGAAACTGCATTAAAATCGTCATTGGCAAAATACCGTCAGCGAGGTGACAATTCAGTTGAAGAGTCTTATGTATTTTTAACTACAGTAATCGACCAAAACTCATACACTCTTGATTCAAGCATTATGGAAGTTCGTCAAATTTTTAGACGATCAGTTGGATCACGCACAGGCGGCGGAGACGGCGGAACATTGTTTGAACCATTTAATATGGCATACACAAATACATATTTGTTAGCAAGTTCAAACATGGGCGGATTAGCAACATATGAAATGTTTTCAGGTTACCAAGAATTAGTTGGTCGTATGTTTGGCTCATTTATCGAGTTTAAATGGAACAACACAACAAAAGAATTAATGTTACTACAACGTCCGAGAGCAGAAGAAGAAATGCTCTTGTACGTTTATAACCATCGACCAGATAGCGAATTGTTTAATGACTATCTAGCAAGTCAATGGATTAAAGATTACACACTTGCTAAGTGTAAATTTATGTTAGGCGAAGCACGTTCAAAGTTTGCTACCATTGCAGGACCACAAGGTGGTTCTACACTTAACGGTGATGCTCTTAAAGCAGAAGCACAGGGTGAAATGGAAAAACTAGAAGAAGACCTAAAAATGAATATCGCTGGCGGTGTAGGCTACGGCTTTACTATCGGCTAGTGTTTGCGCTATAATTAAAGCATAAAGCCAAAAAAGTAAAAAATACTTGACAAACACATAATTATTCTATATAATATACAGTATATTGTTTAGGAGTAATTATGATTATTGGTATTAGCGGATTAATCGGTAGTGGCAAAGATACTGTCGCAGATTATCTAATTAAAAACCACAATTTTGTAAAAATTAGTTTCGCTGACAAACTTAAAGATGCTGTCGCAGTTATGTTTGACTGGGATCGTCAAATGCTCGAAGGCAAAACTGATGAAGCACGACAATGGAGAGAGCAAAAAGACGAATACTGGTCTAACGAAACTGGTAGAGCAATATCTCCTAGACTAGTGTTACAAGAGTTTGGCACTGAGTGTATGCGCAATGGTTTTTATGATGGCATTTGGGTAAGTCTAACTAAGAAACTAATACTTGACAATCCTAAAACTAATTTTGTAATTCCTGATGTGCGATTCCCTAACGAAGCCGAAATGCTTTTAAGTCTAAATAGCGAACTTTGGCGAGTACGTAGAGGCGCAGATCCAGTTTGGTTTAGAATGTATCAAGATATTGGTGTTGAACCTCAAGAGGTACATCCGTCTGAATGGGCATGGGCCAATTCAAACTTTACATCTATTATTGATAACGAAGGAACAATTGAGCATCTTAAAAGTCAGGTGAAAGGTCGCCTTGCTTCCACTTCGCTCCTACACGCTGTATAGCAATCTGACAATTAGCACAAATAGTTTTTAAATTATTAGGACGGCAGTTTTCTAAATCACCGTCTATATGATATACTCTCATCTGAGTAATATATGTTGCCTTAAATCCGCATTTTTCACAAGTAGACTTTTGTCTGTATCCGGATTGATACCAGCGAGGTTTAGCAGGAGTTCCTTTGCGAAGGCATTGATCGCATTTTGACCTATAGAACGTTTTGCCGTTCTTTTTATAGTTAACGGCAACAGGTCGCTTGTTACATCCGCATAAAGGTCTCATAACGTATTTAGCATACCTTTTTCTGCCCTTTTTACCTAATAGTTTAATAGCCTTTTTTAATCAAACATATAAATACTAATAACAAAACTAGTTATAAGTTTAACAGGAGAACAAAAGATGGCAAACTTAGTATCACCCGGAGTATCGGTCAGCGTTATCGACGAAAGTTTTTATACGCCTGCTGAACCAGGTACTACACCAATGATTTTCGTTGCTACTGCACAGGATAAAGCCAATGCAAGTGGCACAGGGACAGCGAGAGGAACAACCAAAGCAAATGCGGGTGTGCCTTTCTTGTTAACATCGCAAAGAGATTTATCAGAAACTTTTGGCGATCCGTTATTTTACACAGATAATAATAACAATCCAATTAACGGCGGAGAACTTAACGAATACGGATTACAAGCGGCGTATTCATATTTAGGTGTTTCCAATAGAGCATGGGCTGTGAGAGCAGACATTGACTTAGGCGAACTACAAGCAAGTGCAACAGCACCAGCGGCTGATCCAGAAGATGGAACGCAGTGGTTTGACACACAAGTATCTAAGTTTGGTATTTTTGAATGGAACGGCAATCCTGTAACATCAACAGGCGGCCAAACATTTACAAACAAAGTACCTACAGTAATTACTGACAAAACAAAACTAGTTGGCGAAGTAAACACAGGCATTCCAAAAACATCAGTTGGTCAAGTAGGCGACTATGCTATTGTTGCTACTACTACAATTAACAAAGCGTACTATAAAAATGCAGACGGTGCATGGGTTAAAATTGGATCAAGTGACTGGGCTAAGAGTTGGCCAACAGTTACTGGTACAGTAAGTGAACCAACACTAACAGGCGACTTTACAATTAATGGTACAACTGTTACAGGTGCAGGCACACTTACAGACTTAGTTGCTGACATCAATGGTGATGCTACACTTCAAAGTGCTGGCGTTACTGCTAAAGCAGTTAACAGCAAATTAGAAATTTATTCAACAGGTGTTGCAGTAGTTATTGCTGATCCTAACACTAACATCGATGATGTAGGATTAACAGCAGGAACTTTTCAAGCACCAGCATTACAAATTAGCAAGCACACATCAGTACCAGAGTTTAAAGCAACTGATACAGCATCTCGTCCAAGTGGATCAATTTGGTTCAAGACTACTGATGCTAACTTAGGTGCTAAATTAAATGTTAAAACATTCAACGAAACAACTGGCTTGTTTGAGAAAAAAGATGTACCAGTTTATGCTACAAATGCTGATGCACTAGAAGCATTAGATTCAACAGGCGGCGGCAAGAACCTTCCAGTTGATACATATTACGCACAATCAAATGTAACCGAAGGTGCTGATGCAGAGTTTGATTTTAAAATCTTCAAACGTGCTGTAGCAGGATCGACTAAAGTTACTTCTAGCATTATTACATCAATTGCGGCAAGCACATATACATTTACTGTACAGGAATCATTAATTAATGATGCAGATCTTACATCAGCAGTACCAGTTTCAGTTACTACAGCAGGTAGTACAGATGATGCTGATACTATTGCAGGTGCAATTAACAGTGCAGGATTAACTAACGTTACTGCTTCAGTAGATGCGCAAAATAGAGTTGTTATTGAGCATACACTAGGTGGCGAAATTAGACTTGTTGACACAGACGGTGTATTAAACTTAATGGGCTATGCACCATATGTAAGTGCAACTTCAGGTACTGCAAACCTTTACTTTGTACCAGGCACTGACGGCGACACAAATCCAGAACAGTACATGGCATCAAACTGGAGAGTACTAGCGTACACTGCAAGCGAAGATGCACCGAGTGCATTAGCAACTGATGGTCAACTTTGGTATAACTCGATTGTAGACGAAGTTGATATGCTAATCCACAACGGAAGTGACTGGGTTGGTTATCAAAATTATCAGTCAGGATCGATTGATTATGCTAACACAAGTCCAGAAGGTCCAATTGTTTCAGCAACTGAACCAACTAAACAGTCAGATGGTTCTGACTTAGTTGAAGGTGACCTTTGGGTAAGCACAGCAGATTTAGAAAACTATCCACTAATTTACCAATATAACTTCTCAACTAAGAAGTGGGTATTACGTGATAGTTCAGATCAATCAACTGACAACGGTGTACTATTTGCAGATGCACGTTATAATACAGCAGGCGCGAACAGTGACGAAGCAGGTGACATTATTGACTTGTTAGCAAGTGATTACTTAGATCCAGATGCTCCAGATCCAGCACTATATCCAAAAGGTATGTTGTTATGGAACTTAAGACGTTCTGGCTTTAATGTTAAGAAGTTTGTGCGCAATGCAATTGACACAGCAGAAGACAACATTAGAAACGGTGACGAGTCGATGGATGCTTACTATCCACACAGATGGGTTACTGAAAGTGCTAACCAAGCAGACGGCGCAGGCTCGTTTGGACGTAAAGCACAGCGTAAAGTTATTGTACAAGCATTCCAAGCAATGCTTAACTCAAATGATGACATTAGAGATAATGAATCAAGAATCTTTAACTTAATGGCAACACCAGGTTATCCAGAACTAATTGGCGAAATGGTTTCACTTAACTATGATAGAGGCTTAACAGCATTTGTTGTAGGTGACACACCAATGAGACTAAAAAGCGATGGTACAACACTTAACAACTGGGCAACTAACGTTGCAGGAGCAGTAGAAGATAACGATGACGGACTTGTGTCAAGAGATGAATACTTAGGTATTTTTTACCCAAGTTTGTTTACAAGCGACAATGCAGGTAATAACGTAGTTGTTCCAGCATCGCATGGTATCTTAAGAACTATTGCACTTAGCGATAACGTTTCTTATCCATGGTTTGCTCCAGCAGGCACAAGACGCGGTGGTATTACTAACGCATCTAGCGCAGGTTACATTGATGCTGAAGGCGAATTTAAGACAGTTGCTCTTAATGAAGGACAAAGAGATACATTATACAGTAGTGCAGTTAATCCGATTACATTCTTAACTGGTGCTGGACTTGTTAACTTTGGACAAAAGACACGAGCAAGAAACGCTAGTTCTTTAGATAGAATTAACGTTGCAAGACTAGTAATTTACTTACGTTCACAATTGAACAAACTTGCTAAACCATACATCTTTGAACCAAATGATAAAATCACAAGGGACGAGATTAAGCAACAAGTAGATAGTTTAATGCTAGAACTTGTAGGACAAAGAGCCTTGTACGACTTCTTAGTTGTGTGTGATGAATCAAACAACACACCAAATAGAATTGATCGTAACGAGTTATATGTAGACGTAGCGATTGAACCAGTAAAAGCAGTAGAATTTATTTACATTCCGCTGAGACTTAAGAATACTGGGGAAATAGCGGGACTATAATATGATAAATAATATTAATAGGAGCAAATAATGGCAATTTCATCACTCTCAAGATTAACAGTGCCTTTGGATAGTAACGCAAGTTCGTCCGCACAAGGTTTGTTAATGCCGAAACTGCAATACCGCTTTAGGGTATCGCTAGAGAACTTTGGAGTCTCAACACCAACTACTGAATTAACCAAGCAGGTAGTTGACGTTACTAGACCTAACGTTTCATTCGAACAAATTACACTAGATGTTTACAACTCAAGAGTATACTTGGCAGGTAAACATACATGGGAACCGATTACACTTAACTTACGTGAAGATGTATCCAACAATGTACAAAAACTTGTTGGCGAACAGTTACAGAAACAGTTTGACTTCTTCGAGCAGTCAAGTGCGGCATCGGGCGCAGACTATAAATTTGTTACACGTATTGAAATTTTAGACGGTGGTAACGGAGCAAACACAGCAGGTGTGCTAGAGACTTTTGAATTGTATGGTTGTTATCTTGAGAGTGCAAACTACAACTCATTAGCATATGCAACTAATGATCCTGTAACTATTGCATTATCAATTAGATACGACAACGCAATTCAATCACCACAAGGTACTGGTATTGGTACTGCCATAGGCAGAACTGTAAATACTTTAGTTACCGGCGGTGGCGCAAGTTAATAAAATTTTATATTAAAGTAGAAAAGGCGGCTTTTAGTCGCCTTTTTTATTATCTGCGTACTTTATAGTTTAGATAAATATTAGTATGGCAGACATATCCAAATTTCTCGGTAATTTAGCAAGTGGCGCATTAAACCCTAAAGGTAACCTTGGCGACTTTGCACACGGCGCAAGACTATATGTTGACGACAACTTTAAGTTTGCTCCAAAACAAAAGTTTTTATATCACGTAGCATTTAACATCAATCCAGATGCGGCGGCAATTATTCCACAACTAACACAGAAGCATGGTAATACAATTAACATGTTGGTTAAGAGTGTTGACTTGCCCAAGTTTGATATTAGTACAGAAACTAAACATGCTTATAATCGAAAGCGTGTTATACAAAAGCGTATTGATTATAGTCCAAGCAATATTGTATTTCATGATGACAACTATGGTGTAACTACTGCACTATGGGAAGCATATTATAGATATTATTATAAAGACGGAAATTATACAGCAGTTGACCAGGCAGGATCTCCAGAACAGACCTCGGCGGCGTATAACAGAGCAAACATTTATGGTAATGAAACTGCAAATCAATTTAGATACGGATTCGACAACGATAGTTATGCACCATTCTTTACTAGTATTATTTTATATCAAATGTCAAGAAAACGTTATACTGCATTTACACTTGTTAACCCCCTTATTCAAAGTTGGCAACATGATACAATGGATCAGCAATCAGCAGGAGATCCTGTACAAAGTAGTATGAGTGTTGAGTTTGAAACAGTTTGGTATTCAAGAGGACAAGTTACAAAAGGAAGTGCTCCAAAAGGATTTGCTACAGAACATTATGATCAAACACCGAGCCCATTAACATTAGGCGGCGGTGGCACTTCGAGCCTATTTGGTGTTGGAGGTGTAGCCTCAGGAACAGCCGATGTATTTGGTGATATTACCTCAGGTGACGCATTTAAGTCACCAGCATCGTTATTAGGTACAGTATTAAAAGCAGGCAATATTGCTAAAAATGCAAAGTCGTTATCGAGTGCAGGATTGCGCCAAGAGGGATTTGGAATTCTTAAAGGTGCGCTAGGAGACATCAGCGGAGCATCAGTTGGCGGCGTAGCAAACAGTCTATTTCCTAAATCAGGAGGAAGCGGCGGCCTAAGTAGCATTGTTAATACTGTTGCTGGTGTAAGTGCAGTAGCATCTATTGCAGGAAGTCTACAAGGATCAAGTGTTGCAGATGCTAGAGCAAAACTAGAAGCAAATCCTGATGCACTTGACGACTTAGCAAAGTCGACTACATTTAAAAAATCACATTTAGCGGGCGGCGGTTTACCAGATGTTAACTCGATTAATTCGGCGTGGAATACAGCAAGTAGTTCATTTAAATCAGCACAACGAACTGCAACACTAAATAATTTATCAAACATAGTTAAAGGCAAAGCATAATGGCAAGTAATCTACCAGACACACAAACTACAGATAGTGCAACAGGCACAAAGCAATTTTACGACAAATACTTTACTAAATTTATAAGTTTTCCAAGTAATGATGTTGATGCTGTAATTGGTTTTTTCCAAGCACGAGGATTTAGTAAAACAGGTGCAATTGCTGTGGGCACAGTGTTACTTCAGCAAGCAAAACTTGATAATATTAAAGTATTCGAATTACTTGATACTCTTAAAAAAACTGACGAAGTGCAATTAAGTAATGTAGTTACTGAAGTATTAAACTATAATAGAGAAAAGATTTCTACACTGGGTTTTAAAGTTGACAACACAAGTCAACGGGTTGAAGCAAGAAACATAGAGGTTTAGAATGTCCAAGTTTGCACAAGGGCGTTACAATCTTAAATTTCCAGAAAAATACATAGGACGAAAAACTCCTTTATATCGAAGCAGTTGGGAATTTGCTTTTATGAAGTTCTGTGACGAAAACCCAAACGTAGCAAAATGGGCTAGTGAATCAATTAAGATTCCATACCTTAATCCTCTTACTGGAAAGCAAACAGTATATGTTCCGGACTTTTTTATTGCATATTCTGATAAAAAAGGTACGCAACGTGCAGAAGTTATTGAGGTAAAACCAGACAATCAAACTACATTAGAAAGTGCCGGACGTAATAAGTATAAACAAGCACAAGTTGTATTAAACATGGCTAAGTGGGAAGCCGCTAGAGCATGGTGCAAGGACAAAGGGTTATACTTTAGAGTTATTACTGAAAAGGATATGTTCCATCAGGGTGGCCGAAAATGATAAATAATAGTAGCATATAATGGATTGTAGTTATGACTAAAAAACTAGAAGAACTTCTCGACTTACCTGATTCAAAAGAAATAGTCCAAGAAGAAAAAGCAAAAGCAAACAAGGAAGCCAAACAAACTGCCGTAGTAGAGCAACAAGAAACTGCTCGCAGTATTGCCGAAATGGACAAGATTGCTAGTGCATTGCCAGCCGTTAAAGGGCTTGGTGAAATGGCTGATAAAGAACTTAATGAAGTAGCAGATAAGGCTATGAATGCATACGAAGACTTAATGGATTTAGGCATGAATGTTGAAGCACGTTATAGTGGTAGAGTTTTTGAAGTTGCAGGCGGAATGCTAAAGACTAGTTTAGATGCTAAGGTTGCTAAATTAGATAAAAAACTTAAGATGGTAGAACTACAACTTAAGAAAGAAAAAATGGATAAAGAAGGCGGAATAGACGGCGATGATATGGTTTCCGGAGAGGGCTATGTTGTTGCAGACCGTAATAGTTTATTAGAAAAACTTAAAAACATGGATAAATAACTGTGTAGTAGGATTGAGATTAATATGAAAAAATATAACGAATATTTAACAGAAGCGTACAACAATAAAACATACGATTTTAAAATTGGTGTTGCAGGCGATAACGATGGAATTGCAGATGCATTAGAAACTGCACTTAAAAAGTTTGGTGTAACTAACATTACTCCAGGCAAGAAAACTCCAATCCAAGAACGCCCACTAGATTTCCCACAGTTACAAAACGAAGAAGTAACGTATTACGAAGCAACTATTACATATCCTACACATGCAGAGGCGCTTCAGGAATACTTAGGTTATAACATTGGAAGGTCTCAGTCGCATATTATGGTACGTAATATGAATGCTCCACAAGAAGTATATCAAGAAATTGATGAGGGACCATACGATATCAAACTAACAAAAGAAGATATGGGTGGCGAATCTGCACAAGACAAAGTTGGTGATTCGCATGTTATGGATTTACTTAAAGAATTAGAAAAAGCAAGAAAAGAAAGTACAGCAGATCCTGCTAGTACTGCTAAATCTATTCAAACAGATCAACCACAGGAGACAATGACTCAAGGCGAAAATGCTAAAAGTCCAATTGGGAGTTAATTATGAAACTAAATGACATTTACAAAAAGATACAAGCATACGACGAAGCATTGATTGAAGCGGCATCTGCATCAATTAACATGAGTGGCGACAACGCAGAAGATGTTATTAAATTAATGAATGCACTTAAAGGTGAAAAAGGTTCTGATACTATTGATAGTATGCCAAAAGCCATTAGCAAACCAATTGCACCAATGCCTGTTATGGGTCCACCAGACATGGGCGATGACATGGCTAAGTTGAGAGACATTGTAGACGGTCCAAAAGATAGAGATCAATTAAAGCCGGGCATACAAGGAGAACCATGTAAGATTTGCGGTAAAGATCATTTAGGCAATTCAGGATGTGCAGAAGATATTGAAGCAAGTGAAGGGGCTGGTTTAAGTTTAGACCAAGCACGTGAATACTTTTTTGATAAGCACGACTTTGCCGATGAAAATATTCAAGGCGAATATGAAAAAATGGCAAGCAAAATGTCTCCAGAAGATGCTGAGACACTTAAAAAAGAACTTGAAGAATTTTATCCTGATGTTGCTTTTGAAGGTTATGAAAACGAACCAGACGAAAAATATCAAGATCAGCATTACATGACTAAAGATTTGTCAGGCGGTAGCGAGCAAGGTCAGAAAAGATCATATGCTCCGACAAACGGCGGCGACAATCCAATGGCATTAGAAGATGAAATCCGTAACGAATTAAGAGCCCAACTAGAAGCACACATGGGCGAAGGTGACGGCCATGATCATGATGAAGATGATGAAGGCGAAGAATGTCCACAATGCGGCAAGCCTGGTAAAACAAAATTAATGGCATGCGGCAGTTGCGGCTGTAGTTAATAATTATTGCAACACACTAACTCAATAGCACCTTCGGGTGCTATTTTTTTGAGTAAATACTAGTATGGCAAACAAGAGTTTAGATGGAGTCTTAACTAAAAAGGCTCACCAAAAAGAAAAGTTTTCTCAAGTTCATATTGAAGAATTATCAAAATGCATGGACCCCACTGATGGTTACTTGTATTTTGCCCGTAACTTTTTCTTTATTCAACATCCAGTAAAAGGCAAAGTGCTGTTTGAACCGTTTGATTATCAAGTTAATCTGTTATCAAGTTATCATGATTTTCGATTTAATGTAAACATGCTTCCTCGGCAAAGTGGAAAAACTACTACTGCCGCTGGATATTTATTATGGTATGCAATGTTTCATTCAGATCAAACTATTCTTATTGCGGCACACAAGTATACTGGTGCCCAAGAAATTATGCAACGTATTAGGTACGGATATGAGTTGTGTCCGGATCATATCAGAGCAGGCGTAACAAACTATAATAAAGGATCAATGGAATTTGAAAACGGATCACGTATTGTAGCACAGACTACAACAGGCAACACAGGACGTGGTATGAGTATCTCGCTACTATACTGTGACGAGTTTGCATTTGTGCAACCTAACATTGCTACTGACTTTTGGACTTCGATATCACCTACACTAGCAACAGGTGGTCGTGCTATTATTACAAGTACACCTAACTCAGACGAAGACACATTTGCTCTTATTTGGAAAGAAAGTCAAAATAAGTTTGACGAACATGGTAACGAAACAGCCGAAGGTATTAACGGCTTCCACGGGTTTACAGCCGCTTGGGACGAACATCCTGATAGAGATGAAGAATGGAAAAAAGCAGAATTAGGTCGAATTGGTGAAGAAAGGTTTCGACGAGAGTACGGATGTGAATTCTTAGTATTTGACGAGACACTGATTAACAGTTTAAAACTATCTTCATTAGAAGGTAAAAATCCAATTGAAAATATGGGTCAAGTGCGCTGGTATAAAAAACTTGATCCTACAATGACATACACTATTTGTTTAGATCCTGCAATGGGAACAGGCGGAGACTATGCCGCAATTGAAATTTTTGAAGTACCGAGTTATAAGCAAGCAGGAGAATGGAGACATAATACAACTCCAATTAGCGGACAAATTAGAATACTCAAAGAAATATGCGATTACATTCAAGATCAAACAAAGAATAGAACAGCAAGCAACATCTACTGGAGTGTAGAGAATAACTCAATCGGTGAAGCCGCTCTTATTGTGATTCAAGACATCGGTGAAGAAAACATTCCAGGTTTGTTTGTAAGTGAACCGATGCGCAAAGGACATGTACGCAAGTTCCGCAAAGGATTTAATACTACACACGGTACTAAAATTAGTGCATGTGCAAAACTAAAAAGTATGGTTGAAACTGATATGATGGAAGTTAATAGTAAAGCAC